AATCCATCCCCCCGATGCGTGATGTCATGAGTTAATCCTCCAGGCTCAGATCGAGCGCAATATTGATGGTGATTTTTTTCGGGCAGGTATATGGCTTCGCTGAAACACCGATGACCACATGCTCGCGGGTTAGCCAGGTGATCGTGATATCCCCCTCTTGTGGAGGTTCGATATCGCCCGGAAATGTCGTAATGCCAATCTGTACCGAGCGCGACATCTCACGCAGCGGCGCCGCAAAATAGGTTTTATGGCGCTCGATGCTGGCTTCGGTGTTATTGAGCCCCCGGTCGGCAATTTTCGGAATGGCCCGCAGCCGGACCCGGCGAGCGGCTTTATCGAGTACGCGCAGGTGCTCTATGACGCTATAGTCGCCGCCCTTAACCTCAAGCAGCAGGCCGTCGGACCAGTAAACGCCCTCGTAATCTGGATGCCATGCCGGCACGCTATAGCGCAAGTCGTGGAACGCCTGCAGGTAAGCAAGAGAGATTTCTACGCCATCGGCATCGACCGGCTTATCGCTGGAATTAATACCGAGCCCGAGCAGCTCGCCGGTAGCGACGCGCATCGGACTATCAGCAACGGTCACGGCGGCATTACATAGCCGGCCCGCGAGCGCTCCGGCCTCATTCAGCCACAATGACGGGACCAGCATCACCGCATTTGCGGCGATGTCCTTCTGCAGCGTATTGAGCCAGGCGCGGTAATCTGCCCAGGTTTGTTTTTTTGCGGCCGCGCCGGCTACGGTGATGATGAACCACACACGACGCCCCAGTGAGCTGATAAGCGACGCCCGCAGCGCCTGCAGGTCGTTGATTAATTTCCGGCCAGTGGTCGCGTCGTCTACATCGCTGCAAACAAGCACCCCCTCGACGCTCACGTCGGACAGCGCCAACCCGATAGCCGCCGGCCACGCCGCTGGCATAGCGGTGGCCGGGTCGATGGCCAGCACATAGGCGCCCCAGCCCTGCCCGCCATTTACCTGTGCGGCCCGGACCTGCTCCAGCAGCACCGGCGAGACGTGCCCGAGCTCGCTGTCGAGATCGGTCTGCGCGTTAACGACCGTTAACGGGTTTTTGTCGTCAGCATCGGCGCCAGCTGCGCCGACGATCAGCATCGTGCGCTCGATTTCAGTGATTGCACCCTGATACTGGTTAATCTGATTAATATCTACGGTTGGCCATGTCATCGCTTTACCTTCCCCTTGACGTCCTGCGCCCGCACGCCGAGGCCGTAATTCACAGCCTGCAGCTGACGCGCGAGGATTTTGTTAAATTCATCGTCACTCACCGCCAAAAACTCACGCGCCGGTAATGTGTTTTTCCAGGTCTTTTTTGCCTCCCGCCCTTCCATGTTGCGAATAATCAGCCCGGCCTTATCCCGGGTCAGACTGACGAGGATCTCGTCTAATTTTGCGACCCGCGGGTCGGTCACCGGATACTGCATATAACCCAGCTGACGCAGGCGTCGCGCCTGCTTGAGCGTGGCCATGCCTTCAGTTTTTTTCTGTGCTTTCGCCTGGCTGGCCGTTACCGTCACGGTCTGCCCGCCCTGCTGCGCTGCCCCCACCACGCCCGGCGGCACGCGTTTGCTGCCTCTGAGATAAATCAGCGCCGACGATTTCGCCGGCATCTGCCGGATGGCCATCATTTTTGGCAGCTGACGCAGCATCTTTTTTTTGCCCTCGCGGGCCCGCCCGGGCCATTTCACCCCGTCGGCGCTCTCCTGCCGGCGCTGGTGAGCTCGCGCGGCAGGCATAACGCCACGTTGCAGAATGCGCCACAGCAGCCGCTCCTGTTTTCGCGGCGGCAGGTTGAGCGCGTCAATCTGTCGGCGCATTTCTTTAAACTGCTGCGTGTTCAACGTTAGCGAAATATTCATCGCTCAATCTCCCGTTTCGGCTGCGCTGCAATCCCGAACGTTTCCGCCGGTCGTATTTGCGCACCGGCGAGGCTGTAACGCAGGCCGCGCAGCGGGATAATGCCGTCGGGGTCCGGCACCAAAATGAGCTCATCGGCCAGCGGCACCGAAATAGCGACGATCGCGCTCTCGTTATCGCGGATTTCAACGTCAGGCATCGGACTGCCGAGGTTTAGTCGCTCGCGCAGGTCGTCGGCGTGCTCCCCAAGCCACGCCCCCACCAGGGCGAACAGCACATCGGGGTCGATTTGGCGATATGGCCAGCGCTCCCATGCGAGAACGCCGTCATAACGTCGAATCGCGATGCGTTTCTGCATTCCCCCGCCATCCTCCGGCGCCAGCTTGCCGACGTTTTTTTCGTCGACGGTGAGTTCGATATTTTCCATCCAGCTATCAAAGCCCGACGTGTCCTGCAGGCGTGCCGGCAGATTGCTGGTAACAAATCCGAACAGTGCATCGAGCTGCGTTTTCATATCAGGTGAACCCCCACGCGCTTAAGCCCTTTAATTCGACGTATAGCGACCGCAGCCTCGGCAAGTAGCGACGCCTTTGTCTGCGGCGCATCCTGATTGGTGTTTTCTTTTTGCCGGCTGATTGCCGCAAATTCGCCCATCAGGTCGGCCTTTGCCCGGGCGTGTACCGCCCGGATATACAGTGCGGTGAGCTCGTTCACCCCTTCAATTTTTGCCCCGGGTACAGCTGCAGCCGTCGAATACCCTGCACGCTGCTGTTTGCTGACAAATGCCAGCAGGCTGGCGTTGATTTCACTCACTGCAGTGAGCAGGGCGCCGGCGACCGTCTCGTGATTAATATCCGGCGGTATCGAGCGCTGACGCTGAAAATCCTCGAGCTCGAGATCCGGCCAGAATTCAGTATTTTGAAGGGTCGCGGCCTGATAGCCGTTGTTGCCCGGTCGTAACACGTGATCGCCTCCTGAATGGGTGCGGGCTGTCCAGGTTTCCCCGGCCCGGTTCAGCGCTTACGCGCTGCGGCCTCCACCTGCGCCCGCCCCGGCTGGCCGGGTGCCGGTAAAGCTGGCCACTGGCCAGCTAAAACTATGCGTCGCTGTCAGCCGGCTGCTGCTCTTTCTCGAGCTGGCGCAGGCGTGCCTCGACGCGATTAATTCGTGATTTAACGCCAATTTTCGGCCAGAGCCGATCGGCAACGAGCAGTAGCTCGAGCGATTTCGCGAGCCGTTCACGGTCAGTAATAACACTCGGCGCCGGCGTCCCGGTCTGGTCACGCAGCAGCAGCTCGCCGGCGAATTTATAAAATTTGGCCGTGTGCTTTTCGTGCAGTCGCCAGTCCTCACGCACGTGTTTAAATACCCGCGAAAAATACGGCTCGATGGCGTGGCCAGACTCGGCCTGCAGCTCTGCCCAGGCGAGGATCTGGTCGGCAACGAATGCCGGGAAGCGGGACCGCAGGCGCTCCGGGGTCGGCTGGTCCTGCGCTATAGCAATGTCGGCCCAGTCGAGCGCCCGCTCGAGGTCGCCCACGTCAAACAGCCAGATAACGCACCAGCCGAAAACGGCGTAGGGGTAAACCTCGCCGGCGCTCAGGTACCGCTCGACATAGGGCGCCCATTTTGGTAGCAGCTCGTCGCGTTTGAGATCGACGCGCTGTTTTATCTGCGGCAAGTCGCGTAACCGCTGCAGGTCACGGTCGAGCGCCAGCAGCTGCAAATGCAGGCTATCGCTGACCTCATGAGTCGGGGCTGCATCATTGCGGCCGGGTCGGTTTTTCTCCGCGTGGTTGAGCATTTGCCGGCGGAAGCTGAGCGCGTTAAACCCCATAAAAACTACCCCTTAAAATCGTGTATCACATCGGCGCAGCCTCCCGGCCACGCCGGCGACATCAGCCACCGAGAGCGCCCTTGATGACGTCCTCGTCCTCGATTTCGATAACGTCGTCGTCGAACGCGCCATACATCATCGGATGACCCAGGGCATAACCCTGCATACGCCACCAGGCATTTTCGAACCCCTCACGGTCCTGCACGTGTTCGGCGCGGCGCTGCTGCGTACCGCGTTGCGTCAGCACCTGCAGGTTTTGCAGCGTGGTGGCGGCAATACGTTTACCAGGCAGGAACGGCGCGACGTGAACGCGACGACCGGCGACGGTGTTTGCCAGCATCTGCGCGGCGATGTTTTCCGTCGGTTTGCCTGCTTCCTGGAACAGTCGGAACTGCTCGGCGGCGACGAGGTCATGCCCGACCAGCAAAACGATGCTGGGGTCGCTCTGGAACTGCGCAGGAATAGTCGTAGAAATCAGCAGCGAGGCCAGCGCGTCGAGGGTCTTAACGTCGCCGGTGGGCCCCAGCGTAATGGGTCCGGGATTGAGCACGCGGGGAGTAAAGCCCGGGATGCGATCCTCGTCAGGCGTGGCCGGGTTGGCGTGCAGCGTGTCGAAATTTTTCGCTATCTGGTGCCAGCCGATGTTAACGTCCTCGCCGTTCGGGTAGTTGTCTTCGTCAGTCACCGGCGCCACATGCGTACCGTTAAACCCGATGCGCACGATATCGTTAGCGTATGAGCGGATAGTGAACTCAGCGACCAGGGCGATAAACTCCTCGTCTGTCGTGCCTGAATGTATCCAGTCGGCGAGCATTTCCCATGGCAGGCGGGCGCAGCTGTCAGTTTTATACAGCTGGTAGGTGTTACCACTGACGCCGACGTCCTTGGTATATCGGCCCTGCTTACGGCCGGTGAATAAACCCGGATTACCGACGTCAATCACCTGCCCGCGAATCTGCGCAGTTTCGCGCACGTGGATCAACGGCAAAAACCAGTTGGCTTCCATTAATGCCAGACGCAGCGCTGTTTCCTGCGGCGGACTAATGGAGAACAGGCCAACGCCGGTATTGGTCAGCGGTAATTTTGATAAATCGCCGCCGGTTGCCTGCGCGACGTGCCGGCAGTAGGCCGACGTTAACTCGTACATGCGATTAATATTAACGGTCATAATTTTTTCTCACTTTATCGAGGCGCAGGCCGCAAAATGGCCCCGGCGCTTTATTTCGCTGGTCAATTAGCCTAATTTCAGAAAGCGTATTTTTTGGGGCCTTTATCGCCGGGGTTATTGTCTGGCAAGTTTGTGGTAACGTTGTCGAGCTTAGCGAATTTGGCGTTAACATCTTTAATTTGACTACGCATATTTTTATATTCATCGCTGCTCACCTCGCCCTCTACCGCATCGACTTTTTCGGCAACCTCATCGAGCTTTTCTTTAATTTCTTCCAGCGTTTCGGCAAGCGTTTCGTTTTCTTCGACCAGCTCTTCCACCACCTCGACCAGTGATTCGATTTGCTCTTCTGAAAATTTCATACTCTTGCTAAACATGCTTTTTTTAGGTTTTTCCACCGGTTTACCTTCCGTTTTTTTACTTTCCGGGTCAGGAATATTAAACAGGCTGCGGAATAACGTTTTTTTGGGTGATGTGCTTTTATTGCTCATATCGTCCTCGTCAATTTCTGCCACGTCGCGAAATACCAGCGGCTCGAATGCGCCGTAAATGGCGCCGGTTTCTTTAGCGTTAAAGCGCATACGATCAAGGCCGACGCTTGCTGGCTGGTTAGTCACTCCCAGCCCCTCTAGATAGGGCTTGCCGCTGCCGCGAAAATTGAGCGTCGGGGTCGGTTCGATGCTGCAAAACAGCAGTTGTCCGCGCTGGTTCGCGTAAAGTAATTCCTGCTCAGGGCGCAGGCGAGCGTATAGCTTTGTTTGGCCATCGACCCGCTCACACTTAAGCGCCAGCACTTCGCCGCAACTACCCCACCATCTTTCGTGCTCCGGCCACAGCAGTGCTGTATAAATACCCTCAGCGTCGTAGGCTTCGGCCATATCAATGAGCCATTGCGCCTCTAAATTACGGCCGTCAACCGTTTCCCCTTCCGTGGCAATACATATCCAGTCTGTCATTAAATGAGAGCGTGCCATTGTGATGCTTTCCGTAATTAATACGATGCCGCCAGTATCAGCGATTAGTAATTAACGGGCATCGGGTTTGTTTCCAGTTAATTCGTAATACGGACTCTTTTAGAATTAACCAGATATTTACCCCTCATTTGTCCCTGACTAAATAACGATAATGGGCCAATGAAAAGAAAATCCCGCTATTCAGAAGAAACAATAAAACTCGCTCGGTCGTTTTACCTCAAGCGATGGACCCCGAAAGAAATCGCCGAGGAATTAAAACTCAACTCTGTGCGGGTGGTTTACTCATGGGCGGAAAAATATAAATGGCGGGAATTACTTAGCGAGGAGGGGCTCGAGGAGATTATAAACCGCCGGGCGGCGGCGCTGGTTGACAGGGAAAATAAAACTGAGGCCGAGATGCGCGAGCTTGATAAATATATCGATATGCACGTGCGGCTCATTTCCAGCCGGCACAAGCATGCCGAGAAAATGCGGCAGCTCGAGCTCGGCGGCGGCGCCACTGCCGGCACCGGACGCAGCGCCGATCGCGAGGGTGACGGCGCGCCAGCCGGCGACGTTCAGGAGACTCCGCAGCGCCGCGGGCGACGTAAACGCAATAATATTGACAGTATCAGTCGGGAAGATTTGCAGAAATTCGTCGACGGGTTGTTCGGTTATCAGAAGAAACTACGCGACGCAAAACACCACCGTAACCGCATTTGGCTCAAATCGCGCCAGATTGGCGCCACCTGGTATGCAGCGTTTGAGGCGCTCGAGGATGCTATCCTCACCGGCAATAATCAGGCGTTTTTGTCTGCCAGCCGGCCGCAGTCGCTGATTTTTCGGCGTTATATCGTCAAATTTGCGCAGCAGCTTTTCGGCCTCGAGCTGACCGGCGACCCTATCATTTTGAGCAACGGCGCCGAGCTGCATTTCCTGTCGACTAACTCGAGCACCGCGCAGGGTTTTTGTGCAAATATTTATATCGACGAATTTCTCTGGCAGCGGAATTTCCGCGAGCTGAAAAAAGTCGCCGGCGCTATCGCAACACACACCTACCTGCGCCGGACCTATATATCGACCCCGTCAGCGAAAACACACCAGGCTTACCCGTTCTGGACGGGCGACGAGTGGCGTAAAGGCTCAGCTAAACGCGAAAACGTGGCGTTTCCATCGTTCACCGATATGCAGGCCGGGGTCATGTGCCCCGATAATCACTGGCGACTTATCACGACCGTTGAGGAGGCGGTCCGGGATATGGAAGTCGCCGCGGCCGCGGCAGGCGACCCGACTCTGGTACTTATCAATATCGAGGAAATCCAGGAGGAGAACAGCGCCAGCGCATTCAAACAGCTTTATATGTGCGAGTTTGTCGACGCCGGCGACGCCGTGTTCAGTTTCGCCCAGGTCGAGCGCTGCCTCGCCAGTGTCAGCACATGGCAGGATCACGACCCCGACGCAATCCGGCCATTTGGCCAGCGCGAGGTATGGGCCGGCTATGACCCGGCCCGCAGTGGCGATACAGCCTGCTTTGTCATCGTGGCACCTCCGCAGGCCGACGGCGAGCCATTCCGCGTGCTGCGCGTCGACACGTGGCACGGATTTAACTGGAAATGGCAAGTTGAGCGGATAAAGGAATATTTCGAACGGTACCGGATAACGCACATCGGCATCGATGTGACGGGCATCGGCGGGCCGGTGTTTGAAATGGTTCAGGAGTTTGCCCGCCGGCAGGCCGTGGCCATTCATTACAGCGTCAAATCTAAAAATGACCTGGTCCTCAAAATGGTGGACCTCGTTGAGCATAAGCGGCTCGCGTGGGATTCAGAGGACCGCGGCATCGCTGCCAGCTTTATGGCCATACGCCACACAACAACCAATAGCGGCGGCTCGATGACGTTCGTCGCCGATCGCAGCGCCGAAACCGGCCACGCCGACAAGTTTTTCGCCATCTCACACGCAGTTATCTGCGAACCCCTCAACAACGAGCGCAAGCGCAAATCGGGCTGGGCGCGACGTCTGACAGGTAAAATCAATGAGCAGGAAACAGCGCTACAAAAAGCGGCCGCAGACGCAGCCGGCCGCGCCGGCAAAGTCCGGCCGAAAATTCAGTATTGTGACCACCGACACACCAATGCCAGTACTTACGCAGGGCACGCAATACCACGAAATATGGTTCGACGAGGCCGCGAACTACTGGCGCCAGCCGATAGACCGGCTCGCGCTGGCACAGTTGGCCAACATGTGCGCGGCGCACGGCTCGATACTCTACGCCCGAGGCAATATGGTGCTGTCCGACTATCTGGGCGGCGGTCTCAGCCTGATGGAGTTACGACAGGCGGCGTCGGACTGGTTTATGTTTGGCGATGTAGCGCTGCTCAAAGTGCGCAACGGCTGGCGCGACGTGGTCGACCTGGTACCGCTGCCGGGTATGTATGTGCGCCGGCGTAAAGATGGTGATTTTGCGGTCCTGCAGAAAGGGCCGGCGCTGATTTACCCGGCTCGTGATGTGCTGTTTTCGCGCCAGTACGATCCGCAACAGCAGGTCTACGGCTTGCCGGATTATATCGGCGGTATGCATAGCGCCCTGCTCAATACTGAGGCGACGATTTTTCGCCGGCGCTACTACCACAACGGCGCCCACACTGGCGGGATTGTCTACACCACCGACCCGAACCTTACTGATGAAATGGAAGACGACATCGCCGAGAAAATCGAGCAGTCAAAAGGAGTCGGAAATTTTAAAATGATGTACATCAATATCGCCGACGGCGGCGAGAAAGGGGTCCAGTTTATCCCCATTGGCGACGCCGGCGTTAAAGACGAGTTCAGCAATATTAAAAATATCAGTGCGCAGGACGTGCTCACGGCTCCCCGGTTCCCGGCCGGGCTAGCCGGGATTATTCCGCAGAATACCGCCGGCCTGCCGAACCCGGAAACAGCGCGCGAGACCTACCGCCTCGACGAGGTTATCCCGGTGCAGCGCATGCTCGCCAGCATGGTGGACCAAGATGATGAGATCCCGCCGCGGTTGAAACTCAAATTTAACGGTCTTGATGGCCATAATCCGCCAAAAACTGAGCGGCCGCAGAATGAGGTTGTCATTACACCTGGTGAATCGGGGGCTTTATGAGTAAAAGGCGGCGTAAAGTGCTAAAATCTGGCCAATCCCGCAACCCCGGAGGCTGGTCAATGGCCGTTATTATCGTGACCTGCAGCAAATGCGGCGCCCGGATGCACAACCGCAAAACCAACTGGCAAAAGCCTGGCGAGTATGCGACCTGTTACTACACCTGCACGAACGTGGATTGCAGCCGCACCTCAGCCTGGAGTATGAGCCGCGAGCATGACATCACCCCCAGCGGGCTGGACAGCAGCGGCATATTGCAAGGAATTGTCGAGCGACTTAAGCCAGACGAGCGGCAGCTGCTGCTCGAACTGCTGCAGCCTGCAGGCTAAAACAGAAACCCCGCGAAAGCGGTTTTTTTTATAGCACTAACGCCTCGCGAGGCTCGTTGTTCAACCCCGGTCGACACAAAAAGCTAGTTTTCGCGTCGGCCAGCGTTAAACAATATCGAGCGAATACTTTTTTGGCCGGCTTTATCCAGTCCATTGCGTCGGCTCCAGTGAAGTAAAGCAAGGCTGTTAGGTCCGCTATGAGCGAAGAGCTGTCATGCTTCCCTATGGAACAGGTTCTCAATGGTGGCATCACTTAATAATGAAGGGAAGCAAGCCAACGAATCAGCACAGGAAAGCCCATTATACACGTGTATAATGGGCTTTCCTGTTATGACATGGCGAACTTAGGTGGAGGTCCGCGGTGAGCGAAAAGCGGACATCTTAAGTCGGTTGTTTTTTATACTATTACCTCTATGTAGCCATGTTATATGGCTACATTTATACAGAAGTAAGGATTAGTCTTTTCCTGGACCATAATTGAATTTTGTACCTTTACCAATGGCGTAAAACTGTCCGCCAGCTACGTAATGGACAGTACGTAATTCATCAGGCGCATCATCAAAAATCCAGTGCCCATTTCTGAAAACTCGGTCATCACTCCATGCTCCGACAATTTCCCCCATGAACAAGTTGTGCTGTTTTTCATTTTCTACATTGGGTATGACCTTACAGACTAGCCAGCCAGCGCAACCTTCAACTAAAGGAAGATCAAACTCTTTCTGATAAAATAGTGGAATTTTACTGTTTTTATGGGGCGTCTCAGAATAGCTGTGGCCTCCAGCATATAAAACCATTTCCATCTGTTTTACTACGGGGATCTGGACAACGTAATATCCACTTTTTTCTACAAGTCTGCGAGTAAATGCCTGTGGACCTATAAAAGCCATTACTTTATTATTTCCTACTAACCCCACCCAGGCCGCTGCCATGACATTTTCAATGCCATCATTTTTAGCCGATATCATCGTCGTTGGCCCGACCTGCAATAAACGATAGGCTTTGTTTAACTCTACTGGTTGAATTGACATAATTTTCTCTTTTGAGTTCTGATAAAAAAGTAATATAGATTACTTATTTGATTGTTCGATTATATGACTGGAATAGTTGCAAATTAATTGCTATTATCAAAATACATTATTGCAATTTCCACAACAATCATGAACAAACTTGATGCCTTAAAGTTTTTTATCATCGCCTCTGAGACCCTGAACTTCCGCGAAGCAGCCGTCAAGCTGTCGGTTTCACCATCAGTAGTAACTCGAACAGTTGCTGAGTTGGAGAAACAGCTTGGTGAACCTCTTTTCAAACGCAATACTCGTTCGATCTTTCTCACCAGTTTCGGCGAGCTATTTTTACCCCAAGCGAAGCGACTGCTGGAAGATTCTGAAAAGTTATTTCAGATGGCGAAAGATGATAATGAAATGAAAGGTATTGTTCGTATCACATTACTTCGGTTTCCAAATCATGAGCAAATATTGTATGAACTGTTGACTGCACTGCGTCCATATCCTGAGTTATTTATCGACTGGCGTTTAGATATGATGAAACTTGATACTATCGAGCATCGTATCGATATAGGCATACGCGTAGGGCGAGAGCCTAATCCAAACTTTATCATTAAAAATATCGGGCAAGTTGAACATATTTTGGTTGCATCCCCTGAACTCATTGCGCGCCTGGGAGCACCAACTGATTTAGAAGATCTTCGACAGCGTTATCCATTTAGTGGTTTAATTAATCCTGAAACGGGGAAATCATTTGAGTTTATGAGTGACGCAGTGAATACTTTTGTCCCTCGTCATATTGAGTTTTATACTACAGACCCATACGCCGAAATTCAGGCTGCATTGGCCGGAAAAACGGTTGTACAATCCAGCGATTTTATCTGTAGGGAGTACTTAGCAAGCGGCCAACTTGTTCCCCCACTGCCAGAACTGCGACAGGAGAAATGGCAGTTTTATTTATATCGACCGTACCAGCTGATTACTCCCAAAAGGGTCACGGTCGTTTTCTCGCTATTAGAAAAAATATTACGCAAATATTTCACATCAAAATAATATTTTCCTCAACGTCTGCTTCTGGCACACAGCTGCCGGTCAGACGATGCCATGTCTTTTAACCTCAACGTCAGTAGTTATTTTTTGTTGGATATGGTCAAGTCACATGCAATTACGCACCCACTAAGCGTCGTCCTCACAGACAGCGCAGCCGGTAGATATAACCGGATTTTGTTCGTTAATTTCCCTGCAGCAGGCGCGACAATACTGTCGCTCTGGCCTTACATCGAGCACACCGCGGCGCAGCTGCACGACGTCGCCGTCCAGCCTGAGCGCCGCACCGCGCAAAATAGCGGCAATCTGGCCATCATCGGCTGTGATACCCATCGCGCCAAGCGCATCACGGACAAAATCGACCCTATCCGGGGCCGGAGAAGGTACCCGTTGCGGTGGTTTTCGTGTTTTTTCCATGCCGGCACGCAACCGTCGCCGCAGTGCGTGCCGCTGCGGCCGCGTCAAAAGTGCCGGATTGCGGATTTGTTCGTCGGTTATCGGTTCTAATTCCGCATTTTTTGTGGTTGTTTTTTCGCCGGAGGGACAGTTATTGCCACGGGTCCAAGGGGCGGAAGGACCGCCCCGGGGAGGGTCAACGTCAAAACCCGGACCGCTGCCGGCATCGGCCGGCTGCGCTTTTTTCCGCTGCAGGCGCCAGTTGTCTGCGTGCGTGCAGATACGTGAATCACGCCCGTATTTCGGCGACCAGACACCAAAAATCCGCACGCTCTGCTCGCCGTAGTCGTTGAGCTGCTCGGCGAGGGTGTAGGCAGTGCGCACAAGATGACGATCCCGGGGCGTCATCACGCCGCCCTGTTTTGTGATGTACGTGGCGATGCAGCCGACGTCGGCCGCAGCGAGTACGGCGTCAAGCTCAGGATTAGCCAGCAGTGGCGCGCCTCGCTTGGGTTTTAGCGTGCGCTGCAGTTGGGTGGCCAGCAGTCTAAGCTCGCGGTATGCCTGCCGGCTCGGGATTCCGAAAAATTGGAATTGTCGCACGCGGTGCAATGACGACCAGGCGACGGCATTCTCGACGGTGTCCGCGATCGGCCGGTCGGCCTCGTCGCTTTTCATGGGCTTGCCGCTGGCGTCTTTTTTCCCGCGCAGCGGCCCATCATCCAGATTTTTGCCTATATATGCGGCGATATAACTCACCGGCGAGCCCTTGCGAGGGTCAATGAGGCCGCAGTCAAAGCGGGGTTTTGTATTATTTCCGAGCTCGGCGCGGTCCTCCCTGATCACAAATTTCCGCAGCTCGGCCGTAATGCGCCGACGGTCGCGCTTGCGCATAAATATGACCAGGTGCCAGTGCACAGTACCATCGTGGTGCGGTTCGGCGACGCGCACGCCATACCAGCGCAACCCCTTACGGTGCAGGCTCTTGCGCACGCTGGCGAACATATCGACCAGATAGTCGCTGCTCTCGCGCACGGTAGCGCCCGACCATTTCGGATTAGGTCTGCCGTCTGAGGTGGTGGCGTGATATTTCGACGGGGTAGTGATTGTGCAGTACACAGCGCAGTCGCCGCGCTGCTCGGCAACGAGCGAAAGCCCTTTAACCGTGGCCATCATTTCGATGCGCCTGATAACCGGATTAGAGGCGCTGGCGTAGTAGACGTCCTCCATACTAAGAGTGACGCCCTCATCGTTAACGAGCTCGTGTGCGCTGATGTAATCCAGATTTTTGCGGCGCTGCTCCCGGCGCTCGATTAGTGCGTCATGGCTGACGAACTCCGACGCAATACGGTTAACCAGGCAAACGGCGCGCAGCTGCTCCTCGCGCCAGATGCTGCGCAGGTGCCAGAGCTTACCCTCCCACCACGCTGCACAAATCAGCCGAGAGAGCGCCCCGGGGATTTTGTCGATCGGGAAAGTGCCGCGCTTACGGCGTTCCATGCTCAGCGCATCCCAATATGGTGGCGTGACAGAAACCTTTAACGCCTCGCGGCCTATCTTGTTATAGAGCTGCAGCAGTTCGAGCGGCGTCAGTTCACCGCCGACCGCAGCATGCAATCGGACAAAAATGTCCTCCATGTGCGCGGCCAGCATAGTGGCCAGCGTTTTCACTGAGCGCCGGCCGAGCTGCGGCAGGCGCAGGAGGTCGTCGAGACGCTCGCGGCCAGCAAACTGCCGGTAGGGAATGGTTAATTGCCGTTTTATAACGGCGTCGAGGCGGGCGAGTACAGTCTCGACGTGCTCAGATAAAAATGTACTCGTGCGCTCCGGGTCTCCCTGCTCGCGTATTAACTGCAAGCGATACAGCAGCGGCTGTCTGATAAATTTCGGCCGGGCGTTGAGATTGGCCAGAGTGACCAGCGCCGGGTCGTGTCGCTCGAGCTCACGAGCGAGCAGTGCGTCGCCGATGGCGATCTCGTTTCGCCAGTGGCGGTCCTCTGCGGCATCGAGCAGCCGATGCAGGAATGCGGCGCGGTCCTCATCTGCCGGCATGGTGGCCAGCTCAGCACGCTGCTGCTCGCGGCGGTATAGCTCAATAAATTGCGCGACCGGTGGCTGCGCCGGTGGCTCCAGCTCCGGCGCCGGCGGCATGCGGCCGCGGCGATATTTTTTGACGACCTGAGATATTGGCGCCGGTGCTATCGGTGGCGGCAAGTGCAACGGCTGCGGCCAGCGATAAACCCCGGCAGGGTCTGACCCGCCGGGGTATGGTGGTGGTGGCGTCGGCTCGTAGCGGCCGCGCGCGTCGTGGGGTTTACCAGCCATTGCGCCAGCGCTCCGCGGCTGCGTTTTTGCCACAGCGCCGCCCGAACTCAACATAATGCGGCGGGAAGTCGACCAAGCGGTAAATATCCCAGGTGCGGAACCTGAGCAAAACCTCGAATAACGGCGGCTGGCGCATGAATAGCATATAGCCAGCCCGGCGCAGCTTGTTGAGCTGGTAGTGATACCATGCAAGCCGCACCGCGGCGTAAACCAGAAACAGCGCGTTAATCAGCAACAGGGCCAGAACAAACCCCACCGCAAGCGAGATTACAGGTGTGACAAACATAAAAACCTCGTTTTTAGATAAAGCGAATCCCGACGCGATGAAGCGCCTGAAAAATTTCGCTGGTTAATTAATGTTTATTGACTAAATGGCGAAATGAATTAATAAGGCTGACAAGTTCGTCCATTGCTTTCATTACCGCCTCTTGCTCGGCACCAGTTAGATCGCGAAAGTTAATGCAATGCCGCTCTCGCTTAATGCCTGCGGTAAAATAAATTAATCCGCGATATCTTGACGACAGCGAATTAAAATAAATCACGTAATGCGTGAATCTATCCGAGAGAAAATCAAATGACTCTCGGATATGTTTTAAATGTTTCTGCCCGATGGCGACCTGCTCCGCCGTCGGCGCCCCGAATTCTTTTGCTCTCATAATCAAACCTCGCATTGCTCGAGATTGAAGGGTCGCGGCACTTCATTGCGGCGCAGCTGGTTAAGAAGGGGCGCCATTTCCGCAGCGGCTTGCGTGTCTCCAGTACAAAAAAACCAGCCATACAAATGATGCGCGGCCATTGACAGGACTTTAAACGGCATTGTGTTATCGCCTGAAAACTCACTATTAAAATGATAGTCCTCAAGTGCTTTATTAAACTGCTGCGCAAAAATCCTTTTCATGATTAACTCTCGTCTAATTCAGAAAACATATGAAAGTCATACAATGATGCTGGTTTAGTAAAGTGCTTTTCAGAAAATTCTTTGTATTCTTTTTTGCTGGCGCTTACTTCATTGTTATATTCATTATATCCATCGATAATTTCGTCAGCTCTGGCAAAATCAACATTTAATAAATGAAATGCCTTTCTGAGAAAATCTATCAACTCAGTTTTATTTAAGCTGCCCGGATGGATAACCGGCTCGTCGCCTAATGACAGAAAGCTAGTAGTATTTTTTATTTGGTCATAAAGCCCGAAGGCATGCTCAACCGCAGATACGGCCCGGTCATCACTGGCAACCCACCAAACAAAACCAGCGCGGCGCCCGTTAATATAATATTCTGTGCGGCTAGTCCGTTTAACACCCTGGCTTAAAATATCCTGTATTGATATAGACTCAGTTAGACCAAATCCCGTCCCCGTCGGGGACGCCTGCGTCGGTGTGGTGTAATTTTTCTCTTGCTGACTTTCTGCGGCTACGCGCTTGGCCTGCTCCCTGAGAACATCGATATTTAATGACGGTTCAATCCCGTGCGCCCTCCAGTCACGGGCCGCGCCAGACAGTGCCGACGCACTCTCACCAGTCAGACCCTGCGCAAATGCTGCGACAACCTCCAGCCTCGACGCAGCCATGTTGCGCTCGACTTGCTCCGGCGCGCCGGCAAACGCCATGCGGGCGCGGTAATTATCGAGGATAATCTCGACCAGCTGGCCAATGCAGACCTTTGCCCGCTCTTGAATAGCGTTGATATTTCCCATCTTTTTATCCATGAATATGCCCTCAGTGATTTTTCTTAAAAAACCCAATATGTCGGGAACCTCAACCACTCCCGATCGTGGTTTTGTGGTACCGTGGCCGCGCCTGACAATTTCCCCAAATTGCAGGCGATACACTCACGACCATAAAAAGGAATATTTATGAGCAAAAAAAGCGACCCATTCCTTAACCCTGATTGGATGAATAACACCGCCGAAATTTTTAACTCAAAAGTCGGCGCTTTGTTTGAGCATGGCGACAAGAAAAACATTAACACCCGCATATTGATCTGCTTCGATTACGGCCCTGATGATTCCGAACCTTTACCCCCGGCAGACGAATTAATTCAGGCGCTCACACTTGAACAGGCTGAGGCGCTTGTGAAACATCTTTCAGGTGAGATTCAAAAGCTGAAAGACAGGCCCGACCTAGATCACAATCTGCATTAATACCGGGATAGGGCTCTAGCTCCTCTTTATCGGTACACGCCCACGACAAAGTAGTTTTTCTTCCTGCCGGGGGCGTGATTACAAGAGTTGCCCTTTTTTCACCGGTATATTCTGCGGTAATAATAGCAATATGAAATTCATCAAATATATGGTTAGTTTCTTTGGTATTTTTCGGCTTATCCATTAATTACCTCAATTAAAAAAATCCGGCGCCACTTCGGAACGTTTCCAATATTCCGCCGCCGCTCGTATTAACTCCGACTCGCGCGCTCCGGCATACGCGGCAACATCTGCCAGGCTAAAAAGCTGGTTATACCCGCAATTAATTTCTGCGGGAGAATTTGCCGGCGCATTACGCAAGCTCTGCCGCTTTGCATACATATACAAAACAGCGTTAGCTGCAGCAATAAACGCTCTCGAGGTTTCTGGCTCCCCTTTCTGGACGCCATACAGCGAATTGATGTACTCGCAAGCCTCGGCCAGTGCCCGAAAATTTCCAAAATATTGCCGCTCTTCCCCGAGGCAAACCTCATAACAAGCCAGCTGCAGGCGTCTGCCGCTAGATTTAGCGGGGACCTTCATTATTGTGAATTGGCCATAACGCCATACGCCTGGTGATACTTCGATTAATGCCGGGTTGTTCATACTGACCCCCTTAGAGACCCAGCCAGAGCAACCATGCATCGCGCTGCTCTTTGGGTCGGTTCTGGAAAGCCTCATGCATTGCGCGGTTAAATTCCGGCAGATAAACCCATTTTTCCGCCCGGGAATTGGGTTTCGTTGGGTCGCGCAGCTCAACAACGGGTAGTTTGTGCTGCTTAACCATTTCCTGGATCGCGCTCTCTGGTTTACCGATGAGGCCAGCGAACTGGCTCATGGTTACCGCATGGACTGGATGCAGCCCCGTAACCTGTAATGCGTCCTGTATCACGTTATTACCCCCTCTTTTAGTAGCCCTATGCCTCATAACGTTAAAAATTGACTTTGTGTGCTACGATCTGCCCTCGAACCCCTTCATAAACGCTTGGCACTGTTTGCAAGGGGTTTGATTCATCGAAATGATATCTAAAAAGATACCATGCATAGACTAGTATCTAAAAGGAGCCCAGTCAATTGAAATTAAGTGACAAAGTGAAGGCGATAAGAGTTGCGGAGGGATTAAGTCAAGCCGCCTTTTGTAAAATCATAGACTTACCATTACCCACCTTAAAAAAATACGAGGCTAACTCATATGAACCTAGTGGTGTAAATCTGATGAAAATCACACAACATGAAAGATTTAGTAAGTACACGCTCTGGCTAATGACCGATAAAACAGCGCCAGAGGTCGGGCAAGTATCGCCGGCCATTGCGCACACTGGGCAAAACACAACAGAATCAGCCCGTTAAGGCGGGAGAATTGGTTAGACATTTATTTTGAGTACATGGACCAGCTGTGGACTGATGCTGGCCAATACGTCAGAGGGCTTTCTTATGAGCATTAAGAAACTCGACGACGGACGCTATGAATTAGATATGAGGCCGCGCGGCAGTAATGGAACGAGACTGCGCCGGATATTTGACAGGAAAGCCGATGCGGTGGCGTTTGAGCGTTATACGCTCGCGAACTCATTCGGCAAAGAGGGGACGGGAAAACAGGACCGACGAGCGCTTAGTGAGCTGCTCGGCGACTGGTGGTTATACCACGGCCAGAATCACAAAAACGGCGAGACGGAACGCCGGCAGCTGCGGAAAACCATTGCAGGCATCGGGGATATTCCAGCCAACAAACTGACTAAGCGCGTGCTGATGGAATACCGCAGCCAGCGTCTGGCGGCCGGCATTAGCGCAACTACGATTAATCGCGACGTGTATCGGTTGTCCGGGATGTTCAGTAAGTTGATACGGCTTGAGGAGTACCGGGGCGATAACCCCGCGCACGGCCTGCCGCCACTAATTGAAAAGAATCCCGGGATGACGTTTCTCGACAACAACGAGATCGCGGCCCTGCTCAGTACGCTATCAGGCGACTATAGACTCGTCGCCCTAGTATGTCTGAGCACTGGCGGCAGGTGGGGCGAGGTCAGCACGCTGCGGCCGGCGCAAATGGTCAACGGCCGGATCACGTTCCTTGAAACAAAGAACTACAAGCCGCGAGTAATCCCGATATCTGAGGCACTCGAGGACGAGGTCAGGACCAAGGCTGGCGGCAAATTGTTTAAGGTCGACTATGAGCGATTCTGTAAACTGCTGCGACAAGTCAAGCCCGACCTACCACGGGGGCAAGCTACGCACGTGTTACGCCATACCTTTGCCAGTCATTTCATGATGCGCGGGGGGAATATTATTGCACTGCAGCAGATTCTCGGGCATGCCAGCATTCAGCAGACAATGTCCTACGCGCATCTTGCGCCGGACTACCTGCAGCATGCTGTTTTACTCAACCCATTAAGCGGGGGAATCGGCTAAAAAAACAGGTCCGGGACCGTCCATTTTGCGTCCAAACCGTCCACATTCCGTCCACATTTGGACGCCTTGCGGAACGTCCCGGCCCCTTACAGCTCTTTTGTAAGTGATTGTATTAGTGGCAGTAAATTACTAAGTGATTGATAAAAAAAACCCCCACATCATGTGGGGGAAGACAGGGATGGTGTCTATGGCAAGGAAAACAGGGTTGTTACTGGGGTTGCAGGGTATTGCTACTACTCGAAAGCATCATCGCTGAGCCTTTATGCATCCGTGCAACCTCACGCAACTGATCCATTCGTTGCTGGTGCTTAGCGTTTAAAACCGCTTGCTGCTCTGGCGTTAGCAGGTGATACATCTGGTTGCGAACTTTTGCCATTTCAACCTGGCGGGCAACCTGTTCCTGCGCCATCTTATCTGCCTGAGCGCGTACAGCGTTTTCATCAAAATTTTCTGCGGTGACAAGGCGATGCATTGTCTCCATTTCGCTAACATTAACGGGTGGCCTGTCGTGGCGTGCCCGCTGCATAAGATCTCGTAACTGTTGCCGTTGGTGTTCAGTTAAACTTATGCCGTCAAACATATGGCTCTGGCTGCTGCGCTGGACCCCTTCGTCTCCGGGAAGCCAGTTAACGCTGGTGACGACTTCAGCGGCTTGGCTATATGCACTTAGCGCCAGCGTTGAGGCCATGACGGCAGCGATAACATTGCGCATCACATACTCCCAAAACGTTTGTGTCGCGATTCAACGAGAGAGAGTTTACGATGCAGGCTGCAAACATGCGTCAGGGGGTGTAAAACAACGTAAAGTCATGGATTAGCGAGCCTTGATGACGTAATTTCTGCCTCGGAGGTATTTAAACAATGAATAAAATCCTGTTAGTAGATGATGA